GCTGAAGGACAACCGTTTCATTGACGCTTCGGCGTCGGCGAACTCGGGTACCCTCCGCAACGGTGTCGTGGGCCGCGCTGCCGGCTTCAACGTCATCGAGGGCACGACCGTTCCGGAGACGTCGGGCGGCGCGTTCCAGGTGATCGCTGGTCACCCGATCGCGACGACCTTCGCGGAGCAGATCGTGAAGACCGAGGCCATCCGCCTCGAGCGTCGCTTCGAGGATGGTGTGCGTGGTCTGCACGTGTACGGCGGCAAGGTGATCCGTCCGGAGGCTCTGGCCCTCGCGACGGTCACCGTTTCCTAAGGAGTGACGGTGGACGCATTCGCAACGGCTGACGATCTTGCGGCCCTCCTCAACCGTGAGTTCACGGAGGAGGAGGAGTCGTGGGTGACGACGCTGCTTGAGAGTGCGTCCACCTACCTTCGGGATGCGATCGGGCAGACGGTGTACCCGCAGCAGTCTGTGGAGTACATCGACTACCCGACCGGGGGGCGTGTGGATCTTCCGCAGTACCCGATTGTCGAGGTGACGTCGGTTGAGCGGGACGGTGCGGAGATCGACTACACGTACCGTCCCGGCTACATCATGGTCGACTGTGACGACCCGGTGACGATCACCTACACCTTCGGCTACTCGACCGCCCCTGACCGGCTGCGTGATCTCGCGTGTGTTCTGGTGTCGTCGGCGCTGCTGACTGTGGAGGCTGGCATCGGCCTCACCGCGGGTGGCCTGTCGTCGGCCGCGTTGGATGACTTCAGGATCGCTTGGGCGGACGGTGGCGCGTCTTCGGGGATGGTGCTGCCAGAGATCCAGAAGACGGATGTGCGGCGTTCGTTTGGTCGCGGCGATCTGATGTTCGCGGAGTACGGCCGGTGACGATCTCGGGTCTGCTCGGCATGGGCCGGACGATGGCGCGGTCGCGGATGCGTGAGACGTGGCGTGTCGGCGAGTACGTCGAGACGACTGATCCGGTGACGTTGGACCCGATCACGGACCTTGAGGTCGCGTATGAGGGTCCGGGCCGGTTCAAGGCTCCCCGAACGTCCGTTTCTGATTCGGAGGCTGGCGGGCAGGTTGTCACGTCGACTTCGCAGGAGTTGCATCTTCCGTCCGGTACGGCTGGTGTGATGGTGAACATGGTGGCGGTCTGTGATGCGTCGCCGGATGATCCGTCGCTTGTGGGTTTGACGTTGCGGATTGATGGTCCGCCTGCTGCTGGTCAGACGACGGCGGCTCGGTTCCCGGTTCGGGATTACATCGAGGTTGTTGACGACGGGGAGTCCTGATGCCTGACGGATTCACGGTCGACGACTCCGAGGTGCGCCTGTTCGCGGCTCAGCTTGGCGAGGTAGGGGCGAACGCTGGCCGGTACATCCGATCGGCTGTGGAAGTCTCCGCACGCAAGGTTGACGACCTCTGGACCAAGACTGCTAAGGGGCAGTTGGGCACCCGCGGCTACCCGTTCACGATCTCATACGACGTCTCCGTGTTCACCGGCTTCGGCGCTTCTGTCATTCAGGCCGAGATCGGTCCCGACAAGGAGCGCGGTCAGGGCGCTCTCGGCAACTTGATCGAGTTCGGAGGCGACACCAACGGGGGTCTCGACTCTCGCCGGGGTGCTGGTGAGGCCGCTTTGGAGCGTGTCGAAGACGACTTTGTGAAGGGCCTCGGTATCGCCCTGGATGACGCCGAACATGCGGCTGGCGTGGATGCGTCGTTCAGCAAGTCGCTGGGAGCGGTGTACCGAGGGAGCTACCGATGATTACGGCCCACTACGACGCGGTGAAGGCTCGACTGGAGCAGCATGTTGCGCTGAACGGCAAGGTGTTCGACTCGGCGCGGGTGGACTCCAACGGGTTCTACATCCGCACGAACTACGTGATCTTGTTCGGTGGTGCCCCGTCCGAGTTCGGCGGGGACCGGCAGGCGCGTAAGCAGATCCGTGACGACAACGCCACGTTCGACTACATGCTCCGCGCGGTGGGGATTTCGGCGGATGTTCCCCGGAAGCTCATCGACGCGATCGCGGATCAGCTCACCGAGTGGATTCCGCAGATTCCTGGCCGGCGCTGTTCACCGATGCACTATCCGCCTGCTCAGCGGCCCGAGGTCCGCTTGGAGACGAGCGTGAAACCGCCGCTGTACTACGCGGACGTGGAGTGGACGCTGCGGTCCCTCTTCACCAACGGCTCCTAAGCCAACATCTTCCCCTCGCGGGGTTGCCGTCGTCACAGGGCGTCGGTCGTAACAGGGCACTGATTGAAGGAGAACACTATGGCACTGCCTGTTCCCGCGTCGGTGTCGAGTGACGGCACCCGGCGCACTGTTTGGCTCGCGGGCGGCGCGACCGATCCCGCTGAGGTCACTTCCGCCGAGCTCGGCTTGGGTCTCGACCTGTCGTTCTATCTGGTGCATGGTGCGGACGGGTTCAATGCGGCCCGCAGCCAGGCGTCGATCCCCGACAACCGTCAGGGGTCCAGCCAGGACTTCACGAAGCCCGGACGCAAGTCGCCCACTCTTTCGATTCGTTACGTGTTCAACGACGACGACCCGACTGAGAACGAGGCGAAGCTGGAGCTCGTTGAGGGCACCGAGGGCGCGTTTGTGCATCTGTTCCAGGTGCCTGAGGACTACGACCCGACGACTGACGGCGACTACGCGGGCTTCTCGTACGAATACTGGCCGGTGACACTCGGCGAGCAGGCTCCTCTTCCTGAGGAGTCGAACGCTGTGGACCGGATCAACCAGACGACTTACGTGTCGGGTCCGATCGTGCCCGGTGTTGTCGACGGGGCCGGCTCCTAAATAGACCCCGTGGTGGGGCTCCTGCCCTGTGGCCCCACCACGGAACCTCTATCCATCTACAGGGCTGAAACGGGGCATCACCATGTCGAAGAACCGTACCCGCACCTTCCCTCACCGTGACGTGACGATCTGTCTCGATGGTGCTGCGTCTGCTGATCGGGAGATGCTGTTGTCGAAACAGCGTCGTACACCGGCTGAGGCGAAGCAGTTGAAGGACATTGAGGAGCGGATGAAGGATTCGCTTCTCACGATCCGCGTCGTTGGTGTGTCTCGGGCTGAGTATGCGAAGATCCAGCGCGCTCACCCTGGCGCGACGCCGATGCAGGCGTTCAATCCGGACACGTTCTTCTACGACTTCATCTACAAGACCGGTTTCGAGGTTGCCGGCGACGAGGTGTCGAAGTTGTCGGAGTGGGACCGCGCCGACTGGGATGCGATCACCGAAGATCTCACTGAAGGTGAGTGGAACGATCTCGCTCAGGCCGTTCACGACATGAACGTGGAGCGGGTGGAGACGGGTTTTTTGTCGCGCGGCTCCGCCACGACGGAGCCCTCTTCGCAGACCTCCGAGCAGCCCGAGCCTGGGGAGTAAGACCGTCCGAGTTCTGGGACTGGTCTGACGATGACCAGGCGTATGCGCTCGCGTTGCAGGAGTACGAAGCGACCCTCAACAGTCTCGGATTCGACCGGGCTGAGGCGACGTCGCCGGATGCTGACCCATCGAACCCGAAGGGCACCGTCCGCTATGTGGCTGATTCGGTGATCGACTGGTCCTTGCAGGCCGAGGCCGAGCATCAGAAGTCGTTGGGCGACAAGGACGAATACGCGCGGTCGCGTGTCACTCGGGTGCGGCGGGAGACGCGGACGCCGAAGTCGCCTTCTCGAAAACGAGGGTCATAGCACCGTTGGGATCGCCGGCCTGGTGGGTGAGCACGTAGCCGCGCTCTTTCGCCCCCAGGATCACGGTTTCGTATTTCAGCGTCGTCCAGTTGATCTGGAAGGTGACGTCTTCGCGACCGTCGAACGTCTCGTCAAGGATCTGCGCCGATCGCCCCTCCGCGGACTTCTGCTTCCGCTCGATGCTCGCGTTCCAGCCAACGGCGATCCAGAAGACGACGCCGAAGAAACCGAGCACCAGCACGGCGATTCCGATTATGAGCAGCATCGCGACTATGCTATAGGGAGACCCCCGCACTGCGCTAACAGCCGGGGGCGTGACCAACCTGAGTGAGAGGTTGATATGCCGCAGTCTACCTGCACGATCGCTGGATGCGAACGACCGCATAACGCTCGCGGCTGGTGCCTGCCACATTACAAGCGGTGGCAACGGTACGGCGATCCGGAGGGTAGCGTACAGCGCCACGACCCGGTGTGCGTGATTCATGGATGTGATCGACCGAAGGTAGCCCACGGTTGGTGCGCGATGCACTATCAGCGTTGGCAACGCTACGGTGACGCTGAGAAGATGAAGCGCGAACGTCGCGTCTGCGTCATCGACGGTTGCGAAAGGCTTCGTCTTGGCCGCGGTTGGTGCAGCATGCACTACACGCGATGGAAACGGCACGGTTCTCCAACCGCCCGGATAAAGGGCGAAGTCGTCGACGGATGCCGCATCTGCCCTGGTTGCGGATTGGATAAGCCGACAGCCTCGTACCCGTACGCGACCGGACGATGCCGCGCTTGTCGGAGATCGCAGGAGCGCGTTCAACGCCTCTCGGTCGTTGGTGTACAGCTTCCGGCAGTACATTGCATAATCTGCACCACATCGTTCATCCCACGCACGAACAGCAGCTTCTGTTGTTCGGATGATTGTTCCAAGGTCCGCAAGGCAGCTCTTGACGGCTACTACGGCGCAATCGGCCACAATCCGGAACCGAAGCGGCAGTACGCTGGTCGGCGGCGGGCAGCAAAACGCGGTAGTGCCGTGAGGAAAATCACCAAGGCTAACTTGGCCAGCAGAATGGCGTACTTCGGCAACCGCTGCTGGATGTGTCGGGGCCCATTCGAGGCCATAGATCATGTGAAGCCGATCGCCAAGGGCGGACCACATATCCTCGCGAACTTGCGTCCGGCATGCAACCGATGCAACTCCGCGAAATCAGCTGAGTGGGCGGGAATGGCTACCGTCCAAAAGTTATCGGCTTAGGCCGCAACCCGAGAAACCCCCGGCAGAAGTCGGGGGTTTCTGCACGAGAGGCGGAGGCACATGGCGAATCGCACCGTGCGGACCACGCTGACTGCCGAGATTTCGGGCTATTTGCAGGGGATGGACACGGCTGCGCGGAAGACGCGCGAGTTGGGTTCTGAGGCTGAGAAGTTGGCGCAGAAGCGTCAAGCGTTCCAGACGCTCGGCGCGTCTGCGATCGCTCTCGGGTTGGCGATTGCTGCTGGGCTCGGCTACGCGATCGTGAAAGCGGCTCAGTTCGATGCAGCGATGTCGAACGCGAACGCGATCTTGCAGGAGACAGAGGAGGGTCAGCGGGCGCTTCGCGATGCGGCGCTCGAGGCCGGTGGCGCGACGGTTTACACGGCAGAAGAGTCGGCCAACGCGATCGAGGAACTCGGTAAGGCTGGCATCCTCACGTCGGACATTCTCGGCGGTGCGCTCACTGGATCGTTGAACTTGGCGGCATCTGGTGAGCTCGCGGTGGCGCGGGCGGCTGAGATCACCGGTATCACTCTGAAGCAGTTCTCTCTTGACGGTGCTGAGGCGGGTCGAATTGCGGATGTGTTGTCGGCTGGTGCGAACAAGGCGGTCGGTTCGGTTGAGGATCTCGCGCAAGGGCTGAAGTTCGTGGGGCCTGTGGCTCAAGGCATGAACGTGTCTCTTGAGGATTCGGTAGCCACACTGGCGCTATTCGCTGACCGTGGCGTCATTGGCGAGCAGGCGGGCACGTCCTTCCGCGGCATGCTGTCCTCGCTTACTTCGCCGTCGAAGCAGGCTCAGCAGGAGATTGATCGGCTCGGGATTAGGCTCTACGACTCTGAGGGTCGGTTCCTCGGTGTTGAGAACGCTGCCGGTGAACTTAGTCGGACTCTAATTGGTGTGACCGATGCTGAGCGCGATATGTCCCTCGGCATTCTGTTCGGTAACCAACAGCTCACGGCCGCCCGCATCCTGGTTGACGCGGGCGCAGAGACGTGGCGCGAGTATCGCGACTCGGTTGATGACTCCGGGATCGCCGCTCGTGTCGCCGCTGAGCGGATGGACAACCTCGCGGGAGATGTTGAGAAACTCGGTGGAGCGTTCGACACTGCGCTGATCCAGACCGGTTCGGGTGCAAACGATGTTCTGCGTGGGTTGGTTCAGACAGCGACGTTCCTAGTTGACGGCTTCGGGGAGCTGCCTGAACCGGTGTTGAACGTGGCTCTTGCCTTGGGAGTGTCAACGACTGCCGTTCTGTTGCTCGGTGGCGCAGTATTGCGCGCTGCGCCTGGGATCGCGCAACTTCGTATGAATCTGGCTGCGGCAGGCACCTCATTCGGTTCCTTGGCGGGGAAGGTCGGGCTAGCTACCGCTGGCCTTACAGTCGCGACTCTGGTGGTTGGCTACTTCGTTGCGGAGTCCGCGCGCGCTGCTGCGAACACTGACGAGTTCAGGGAGTCGCTAGATGAGACGACCGGTTCGCTGACCGGCTACACCCGGGAACTGGTCGCTAAGAAGCTTGCTGATTCGGGGGCTTTTGAGGCAGCCAAGGAAGCCGGTATTAGCCAGCGCGAGCTAACCGATGCCGTTATCGAGGGTGGTGAAGCCCTAGATAGTGTGTACTCGAAGCTTAACGCCAACAACACGGTAGCCACCTTCTTCACTGGAGTGGGTATCCGAGCCGGGAACGCAAGGACTGAAATCCGGAGTCTTTCGAGTTCGCTTGAGCAGTCCAAGCGCGACTGGGAAGACATGACGGCCGCGGGGGATGATTCTATCCCTACCCTTAACGACATCGCGGGCGCTGCCGACGACGCGCGCGGCGAAATAGCTGGCCTTTCCGATGAACTCCGAAACTTCGGGACCCTCACATACGACGTCATTGATGCTGAGCTGCAGTTCCGGCAGGCTATCGAAGAGGCTTCCTCATCGGTTGGTGAGGATGGGTTTAGTCGGACTCTGGACCGCGCCACCGAAGCTGGGCGCGACAACTGGAACGCTCTGCTCGACATGGGACGGGCGACCAATGAATATGCGGCTGCCGCGTATGACGCTCACGGCTCGCAGGATGAACTTAACGGGATTCTCGCCGAGGGTTGGCAGCGTCTCTACGATCAGGCGATCCAATTCGGGGCCACCGAGGATGAAGCTAAGAGTTACGCTGACCAGTTGATCGCCACCCCGACTGTGATTTCGACGCGCGTCGGTCTTGACGTCTCGCCGGCGCTTGGAGAGCTTGCACGTTTGCGTGAATCCTTGTCCGGCAATTTGTCGGCTCTGAACTCTCTCAACAACTGGCGACCGTCCAACTTTCGGTATAACGCCGCGGGCGCCATGTATTTGAGCGGAGCACCCGTTCAGGCTTTCGCTGCGGGAGGTTTCCCTTCAGGTATCTACCCGTACAGGCAGGGTGGCATCCACAAGTTCGCTGAGGCCGGTCCGGAAGCCTACATTTCGTTCCGCGAGCAGGACCGTCAGCGAAATGTTGGCATATGGCGAGAGGCGGGCGCGATGCTTGGAGTTTGGGGGATGACCCAGAGCCAGCAGAATGCACAGCCGAGTGTGCAGGACAACCGATCGTATGCGATTTCGGTACCACCCTCGCCGGATCCCACCTATCAGGCTAACGAGATTGTGCGGGCCCTGCGATGGTCGTAGTTTCGGCGACGGTTGCAGATCGAACCTTCACAGGAGTCGAATCCACCGCACCTCTCTTCATTTCCGATGAAGGACTCGAGGGATGGTACGACCCAGCACCTCTGCGGTCGGACTTCGTTGCCCGTAGCAGCGCCGATGGCGAGTACGAGCCGATCGATCTGTTCACCACCGGTCGAGAGATCGTGTTTCGTGGCGGGCATCACGCGACTACCGATGGGGAGGCGCAGGCCACTGCTGCTTGGATGGCTGCCCTGGTCAAGCAGCGGACTACCTTCTCGGTGACTGATGGGCTTGGAACGCTCTCGGCCGGAGTGATTCTCCGCAACGTTCGGACGCGCTTTCCCATGCCCTACCGGCTCGAGTTTGAGGCGGTGTTCCGGGCGGCGGATCCTCGCAAGTACGGTCCCGAAGTCACTCAGTCGGGGTCGTCGAGTTCGGATACGACGTCGGGTGGTCTCCTCTTCCCCATCTTCGATGTGACGGGGTTTGCGGAGTTCACGGAGACGGCAGGCGCGTACCGGAAGTTCCTGGCGAACACGGGGACGGTTGCCTCGTTCCCTGAGTTGACGGTGGCGGGGCCGTTCGAGTGGTTCCGGTTCACGTTGAACGGTCAGGTGGTTGAGTTCGTGCGTGATGTGCCGGCTGGTCAGTCGGTGCGGCTCGATCTGGCGTCGGAGTCGGCGTGGATTGGCGGGTCGGATGTGTCGGGGTTCTTGACCAGGGATGAGTTCTTCAGCGTTCCGGCTGGTGGGGCGTGGTTGCAGTTCTTCGCTGACGTTTCTGGTGTCCCGTTCACGGTGTCGTCTCGGAGTGCGTGGCTGTGAGGTGGTTCATTTTTGATCTGCTCACTGGTGACAAGTTGCGGTATCTGCCGACGACGACGGGTGGGCGTTGGTCGGGTGATCTGAATGCGGCTGGTGGATTGTCGTGTCGGGTGCCGCTGACAGTGGGGACTGCTGACCTGAATCTGCGGGAGTCGGCGCGGCCGGTTCGTACCGGACTGGCGTGCCTAGAAGGTGATCACGTCTTGCAGGCTGGTCCGATTTGGGCGCGCAACTATGCCCGTGACGAAGCGGGAAACCCTGTTCTGGATCTGGTGGGTGCGGGGATTTGGTCGTGGTTCGACAAGCGAGTTGTGATGCCGCAGTTGTGGGAGGCGATCACTGTTGCGGGCGCGATCGATGCTGAGGACCCCGATTGGGCGCTCGTGTTTGAGTCGGAGTCGTTCTCGAACATTGTGAAGGGTCTCGCGGCTGAGGTGATGTCGTGGGAGGCGTCGGATTTGCCGATCGTTCTGCCGGATGACACGGCGGGGTCGCATGACAAGACCTACTACGGGTACGACCTGGGGTGGGCTGGTCAGCGGTTCCGTGAGATCACCGAGCTTGAGGGTGGCCCGGAGATTCGTTTCCGCCCCCGGTTCACCAGTTCCCGTCAGGGGCTTGAGTGGTTGCTTGAGGTGGGTACGGATGCGGACCCGGAGCTGCATTCGGTGAACGAGTTGCGGTGGAATGCGGGGGCTGAGGATTCGCCGATCCGGAATCTGTCGATCGATGAGGATGCGACTGGGATTGCGTCGCTCGGGTGGGGTTTGGGTGGCCGTCAGTCGGACGAGACGATTCTGGTGAAGACGGAGGATGCGTTTCTCACGGATCGGGGTTTCCCGTTGGTGGAGATGGTCGATAACGACCACTCGACGGTGACGTTGCCGGCGACGTTGGATGCGTATTTGGCGGAGGGGCTGCTGCGGGCGCGTCGCGGTTCGGAGTTGTGGTCGTTGCAGATTCGGAAGGATCGCCCCCCGGTGGGGTCTTATGCGGTTGGCGATCATGTGTCGCTGAAGGTGAAGGGTGATCCGTACATTCCGGATGGTCGGTACTCGTTGAAGATCGTGCATCTGTCTGGGGATGATTCCGATTTTGTGACGGTGAGGTTGGTGACTCGTGGGGTATAACAATCCGACCACTGACATTGGGTGGATTCGAGCCGAACTCACGCGGGCGCACCGGCGTATTGATGAGTTGACCCGTCCGGGTGCTTCGATGCTGTACACGACCCTGGCGAATCTGGTTAGCGCTCAGGCCGACCTCGTGGCGCAGCAGGCGCAGCTGAACACGGCCAGCGAATCGAAGTCGGATACGGTGACCTACACCCCGGGCGGTTCTCCGGACTCTCAAACGGCCCGCACCAACTTTGATGCCGCATCGGTTACCTTCACCCGCCCCTCATGGGCTGGCTTGTGCAACGTGATCGCAATGGTGACCTTCTTTGGGGGGGACTCCCCGACTGCTGGATACACCCCCACCGTTTACGCGCGAATCGACGGAACCAACTCTCCGACCTCGCAGACCGCTCAGATTCCCGCACACTCGGAGATCCGTTCAGGCGGCGTCCCGACTGGTGATGAAGGGTTTCAGACCTCCGGCTCCACGTTCGTGGTGCCATTCGCTAGGAGCTTTGCTACGTCCAGTGACGTCACAGTTTCCCTGCGGC